CTACTTATTATGCTGAAAATGATTATGTAAAAAATGGCACTGATTATTATCGTTGTAATACTACACATACTTCTGGTACTACTTTTGAAGAAAACTCAGGAAAGTGGGACACAATCTATTTATACAAAACTTGGGATACTGTAACCCCTGCAAATAATGCATTTGCTGTAGATGACTATGTAGAATATAATAATGGGAGTCAAACTACAGTTTGGAAAGCTTTAAAAGCTAGCAACAATGTAACTCCTGAAGAAAGTACTTATTGGACTCGTGGAGACATGTGCGGTAAAAAGTTCTCTTCTTGTAAGTGTAGATTTCAATATTTGCCTAGGAATAATTTTACTGGTAGTAACTCAAGCCCCAAAGTAACAAAAAATACTACTATACCACTGCCATTTGGTGCCTTCCCTGGATCGAGGAAGTTTAGGTGATAGATGAAATAAGACAGCATTTTGAAGAGTGCTACCCAAAAGAAGGTTGTGGAATTATAGGAATAGTAAAGGGTAAGAAAAAGTGGTACCCTTGTACAAATCTTGCAGACGAAAACGATGATTTTATACTAGACCCAAAAGATTATATAAAGATAATGAAAGAAGCAAATATATTTGCTATTGTACATAATCATATACATGGTTCAAATGAAGCAAGTGAAAATGATAAAAAATACTGTGATGCACTAGGAATACCTTACTATATTTTTTCTTTCCCATCAATGGATTTAAATATAGTAGAGCCAGAAGTTAATTGTAGTCCTTTAATTGGTCGTGAGTATGAGTTTGGAAAGCACGATTGCTTAGAAGCAGTAAGAGATTATTATAAAGAATATTTAGATATAGAATTACGAAGACGACTACCTTATTTAGATGATTGGTGGGGAAAAGGAGAAAACTATTTTACTGAAGCGCACCTGAAAGAATGGAACTTTAGTAAGGTAGAAGACCTAAAAGAGAACGATATAGTAATTTTTCAAATGGGAGCAGATGTACCTAACCATTGTGGAGTTTACTTAGACAACGATATATTTTTTCATCATGCTGTAAATCGACTTTCATGTAGAGAAAATCTTTACCCAACATGGGGAAAGCATTTAGTAGGAATTTATAGATACAATGCGTAAAATTTATTTAGAAGGACAATTAGGACAAAAATTCGGATCTTCACATTTATTTTGTGGAGATACTCCTGCAGACGCCTTTCGTCTTATTGGCACAAACTACCCCGAATTTAGAAAGTATCTTATTGAATGCCATGAAAATGATATAGGTTTTCACGTTGAAGTAAACAATGAAGAAATAGATATTACAGAATGTTTGTTGCCTCTTTCAAAGGGGGATATTGTAATTACCCCAGTACCTGCAGGCTCAAAATCTGGAGGAGCAAAAATTTTAGCAGCAATAGCTCTTACATATATTTCTTTTGGTCTTAGTAATGTTGTATATGCACAACAAATAGCTATGTTATCAGGAAGCGGGTCCACGGCTTTAGCAAGTGCCGCGGGGTATGGTAGTCTTATAAGCGCCTCTTTAGCAATCAATCTAGCTTTAACAGGTATTCAGCAGTTAATGGCACCTGACCCTGCTACTGACCAACAAAATGAGGAAGGATATTTATTTACTGGAGATGCAAGAAACGTTGTAGAGGGAGACCCGGTTCCTGTATTATATGGAGAATTACGTGTACCAGGTATTCCTATTTCGACCGAAGTTTTACCAAATACATCCACTGCAAACTTTTTAGGAGTTCATAGTTCTGACTATGATAATAATATAGATTATGGTTTAACAAATGCAGATTGGATGCTTGCTCTTTATGAGATGAGAAAAGCGACCGGAGACCAAGGCAGAACTTCTACATTATCAATAAATTCAGTAAAAGACCCCGCCGGTAGAAGTCAAAATATACTTACTACAAGTGTAATTTCTGAAGGACCAATTTATGGGTTGGTAAACGGAGCTTCTTCCGTATACTTAAATAATGACCCTGCTATGGATCCTGTGGACAGTAATACGGGCTCAAAAGCAACCGTATCACTAACAAGCGGTTCCGCCTCTGGCACTGCTACTAATATTTCTGATGCTCATGTAACTTCTACGGAAGATAATACTACTGCAAGAGGTATTATTGAAAACTATGCTACTGGTTCTGTAGTAGCCTCATATCTATATTATAGAGTAGATACTGGGTTTTCAGAGCCTTATTATACCGCTAAAAGTATAAGATTAGTTTCGTCTTCTGCTCTTTTTAGCTCAGATATGACCAGTAATTATTCTAAAAAGATAGATACAAAAATAAGGATTCTTGATACAGCAACAGGAGAAACAGTATATGAGGCTCCAATAGCGCAGTATATTTCAGCTACAACAGTAGATATTGCGTGGTCCGGACAAAAAGTCCCTATTACAGATAATGGCACTTATAATATTGCAATAGATTATGCAGATGATATAGTTGTAGCCTCTAATGGAGCTACTACTTTAGGAAGTAATTTTGGAGGCTCAAGTGGTGACTACAACCTTCGTGTAGCAGGCTCGGAAGAAACTTTAGACGCAGGAGATAATTTCTTTACTGCGGCAAAGTATAAGAATTTTGGAGTACAGTTTAGAACTGGTCATTTATATCAAGAACCACTAAAAAGTATAGATGGGACTGGAGAAGGAAATACTGCAATTACTACTTCTTTAAATAATGCTATTGGCAAAGATTCTAGTAATACTGGTACAGACACTTATACTTATAATACTACTACTCTTGGACTTTCTGCGGCTCAAGCTGCAGAGGCTGATGAAGTAAGATTTTTAATTTCATACCAAAGTCTTATTAATTACACTGCTGAAGGAAAAGAAAAACCTGGCAAAGCATGGTATAAAATTGAAGTTAGATTTACAAATAATGGTTCCAATTTTACTAATTGGATAGTTGTTAATGATAGAAAAGGACACATAGGGCAATATACTTCTACATTTACATTTGATGAATATATAAATTTAGAACAATATCGTCCAGCGGGTGCTATAGATTGGGAAGTACGAATAACTCGTGCATCAAAAAATGATGTAGCATATGAAAATTCATATTTAGTTTTAGGGCCCAGTGACTATACTAGTCAGACTCCTGCTACGATTGTAAGTGCAACTACTACAATTAAAGAATTGTTAAATTATCCTTTAACTTCTGTAGCAAGAGTACAATTTAATTCCCAGGACTTTAGCGGTATTCCTTCTATTGGTTTTCACTGTAGAGGCATGAAGGTACTTGTACCTTCTAACTATATTACTCGCGAAGAGGCAAGTAATGGAGTTGCTTCATATAAACGAAATGTTTCTACTGGAGCGGTAACAAGTTCTTATCAAAACTGGGATGGTAATTTTAGAGCAGAAAAAGTTTATACAAATAATCCCGCTTGGATATTTTACGATATACTAGTAAATAATCGTTATGGACTTGGCTCATATTTAACTGAAAATGATATTGATAAATATGCTCTTTATCGTATTGCAAGGTACTGTGATGAACTCGTAGATAATGGAAATGGTGGAGAAGAGCCAAGATTTACAACTAATGTATGGCTTACAAAAGCAACAGATGCTTATAAATTACTAAAAGATTTAGCTACAGTTTTCCGTGGAATGCTGTATTGGTTAGACGGAGAAATTGTTGGAGTAATTGACCAAGCAAGCGATGCTGTTTATAACTTTAGCTCTTCAAATGTTATTAATGGTGATTTCTCTTATGAATCAACTGGAAGCAAAACTCGTGCTAATCAGATAGGTGTAACCTGGAATAATCCTCTTTCTGATTATAAACCTGAAGTATTACTTATTGAAGATAGCGAAAACATTGCAAAAACAGGAAAAATTATTCGTGAAGAAGCAGTTGCATTTGGTGCAACTTCAGAGGGGCAAGCACTTCGATATGGTCGTTGGAAATTATGGACTGCAAAAAACCAAACAGAAATTGTTGCTTTTTCCACAGCAATAAATGCAGCATTTTTACGCCCTGGCGATATAGTAAATGTACAAGACCCTTACCGCCATCCCCCATATCAAACATTAAGTGGAAGAATATCTTCTTCAGGAACGCGTAATACCACTACTATTCCATTAGATAGAGAAATAACTTTACAAGCTGATTCTACTTATGAATTAAATGTACTTATTGAAGAAGCGGGTGCATTTTTAAGTCAAGATTCCGCCACAATTAGTAGTACCGCTTATACAGTCGGAGACTTAATACTTGGAGTTACTTCGGAACTAAATGCTGGCAATGTTGTAGATGATTCAGGAAATCCGGTTCAAGTTGTATGGAAAAAATACACTCGTGTAGAAACTCAAACTGTAAGTACTTTTGGGGGTTCAGGAATATCTTCTTTGACAGTAAGCTCTCCTTTTAGTACTACTCCTAATGCTCAAACTGTATGGGTATTAAGAAGAGCTCTTTCTTCTACAGAAATAGAAGTTCTTGGAACAAAAGAAGAGTATAAAATACTTTCAATTACTCAGAATGAAGATACAACTTATAATATTAGTGCAGTAAAGCACTATAATGAAAAATTTAACGCTGTAGATAAAAATTGGATTTTATCTGTTGAAGACCCAGTTTACCCTCCAGAATTGGCAGACGATTTTGTTCCACCCCCAGCTAATTTATACTTAGTACCACAAGCACTTGATTCTGATGGAATTGCTAATGATGTTACTCTTTATTGGGATATTCCTCTAAATTCTGATGGTACTGTATATAATAAAATTGAATCTTACGAGTTATATCATAATCTTGAGAATGTAAAACAAAATCCAATATACTTACCTGCGCAGTTTAATACTGTAGGTCCCTATGAGTTTCCTGTTGGAACAACTACAATTACAATAGCTACAGTTAGTAAGACAGGTAAAAAATCAAAACCTACAAAAGCATACATAAATATTGGTACGGCAGTACAAGAAAAGAATGTACCAAGAATTAATGGGGTTGCTCGAGGCGGGGTTTCTAATTCTCCTATCAGTTTAAGTGCGAGCAATATATTTGAATTTACAAAAACGGATTATACTTTTAATCCTATAGGTGCTCCTGATGTAGAAGTTTTGGGCTCTACTGGTGCTGCAGGAACATACTCTCAAGATGTATCAAATATTCCTTCTATATCTAGTGCAACGTGGAGTGCTTATACTACAAAAGAAAAGCTAAATGCTGCCCATTTTATTTTAGTAGATTCAAGTAGTACAAGTAACCCGCTTAAACTTATAAAATGGTATGAAGATTCAACTTTAGGAATTAATTATTATTATAACTCTGGCAATGGAAATACCTCTCCAAGTAGTCATTGGTCTGCAGCAACAGGTACAATTTCTATTGCAGCCAAAAGTAATAAAATAACTGGTAGTAGTACTACTTTCACTTCTGATTTTGAAGTTGGTGATTATGTAAAAATTGGAACAAGTAATGTTGCAAAAATTTCCTACATTGGAAATAATACTACTATGTTTATTGATAGAAGTTTTTCTTCGTCTATCTCTGGAGAAACTATCTATGCTCCTAGTCTTCGTATTGATAAAAATACAGACTCAATTATTGCAGGCGTAAGAAATGTAAATAATGTATTTAAATTAGTTATTTCTCCTAACTTTACAGTGGTTGCTGACCC